TTGAGGCCGTCGATGGCGGCTTCTTTCTGTTCGTTCACGAAGCCGATCTTTGCCAGGCCAGCACGTTCGATTTCGAAATCGCCGTATTCGCAGATCGTCTGGAATAGGTACGGCTGACGCTCCGGGAAGTTCGTGTTGATGCCGGCCGAACCGTTGTTGCTGTAGTCGCCGTACGTCGACACTTCATACGTACGTTCCACCACCGGGAAAATCAACGTCGAGTCGACCCACGAACCTTTTTGCTGTTCGCCGAAGATCTCAGCCGCCTCGTTCTTCGCGGTCAGGATGTGCAGAATGTCCGGATCGAGATAGAACGACAGATAGGCCGGAATGCCCGACGATGCGACCGTGACCAACTGCGGCTGCGCGTCGCATGCCAGAGCGAAGTTCTTCTTCCACTCAGGGCGCGTAAAGCCTTGGCAGTCGGGGAAGTGAATCCCCCATTCCTTTTCGTGAAACGCCAGCGCTGCCCGTTGGTCGGACGGCGACATGTCATAAGCCATTTTGGCCATGGTTAATTCCTTTTGAGCAATAAAAAAGCCGCCCGCAGGCGGCCTGATGCATCAGATTGGTGACAGTGCGCGCGGATTAACCGAGCAACCAGGTGGACATCTTGACCAGTTCGCCAGGGGCGCCGACCGAAAGAGCTACCCATTTGGTCTGCGTGCCGATGATGACCGTGATCGCTTCCGATGCCACGGTTTGGCCGATGCTCACAGCATAGGTGCCCACGCCTCCCGAGCCGGTGATGAAGCCGGTCACTGCGGTATTGGCCGTGATGCCGGCGCCAGTAAGCACTTCGCCCAGAGCGATCGCGCCGGAGGTAACGGCGGTCACCGACAACACGCCACCCGATGCGGTAATCGTGGTGCTGGAAACGGTCTGCGATGCGCTGACTGTGTACGTGCCCGTACCCCCGGTTCCCGTGCCGAGAGCCGTGATCGTGGTGCCTGCAGTAACGCCCGTGCCACTGATGGTCTGGCCGACTGCGAGGACGCCGGAGGTGACTGCCGAGACAGTCAAGGTCGTGCCAGCGATGGCACCCGTCACAACGTTCGATGCAATCGAACCCGTCACGCTGGCACTCGTCCAGTTCGAACCGAACTGAGCCTGGCCCGTGGAGTTGTTGGCGAAGGCGGTCTGACCGATTGCGGACGTGGTGGAACCGGCATTCGGCACCCAGACGCCAGCCGAGCTCGCGAGCGTCACGCCCATACCGGGCGGAATCATCATCGAGTTGTCGGCGAGGTACGTCGTGATCAAGGCTTGCTGTTCGCGATGCACGAAGCCAGTCGGCGCACCAGCACCAAAGTTGCTGACCGTGAGGTTCGATGCGTCAGCCCAGGCGAAGCGGCCAATCGCTACACCGCTGGTGCCTGCGACGAAAGCGCCCGCGCCCGCATCGACAAATGCGCGTGGGTTGCGGTCGCACCAGTCACCGGCAACGGCCGGGGCTGCCTGCACATTAACTTGCGTGGGAAATCCCATTCTCTACTCCTGAATTTTGAAAGGCTGCGCGCTTAGTTGAGCCGGCCAGCGTTGGGGAATGCCGACGCGAAGTCGACCGGAACGGCGCTGTCCTGTGCGATGCGCGGCTGAACGAACCCCGGCTTCGGCTGTGCTTCGAGCACGGCGCGGAAAGCGCTCGGATGGATGCCGTCGACCTTCACGCCAAGCGTCTCGAGTGCGGTGCGATACACGCTTTCGGCGCTGTCGAATGCAATGGACAGCTTGCCGACGTATGCGTGAGCGACTTCCTTCGCATCCGCGATGTCGTTGAGGCGCTTGATGGTTGCGGCTTCAGCGGCCTTGACTGCGGTGTTGATCGCGGCGTCCATTGCGGGCTTGCTGACCGAATCGTCCTTCTTCGCGGCCGGCGCGCCACCGGGGGCATTCGTGCCGGGAGTCGGCGGGGGATTGTCCATAGCGGGCTTCTCTGCAGGCTTGTCTTCGGGTTTGGCTGCGGTCGGAGTGTCTTCCTCGTCGCCGGCCAGCTTCAGGCCGCGCAACTTGGATTCGATCGCGCTCATGTCTTCGTCGCTGATCTTGCCTTTCAGCATCGAGCAGATTTCGTCGACTGGGCTTGCATCGACCGCCGGCATGTCGGTCGGCTCGTCATCAAGACCGACGTCCAGATCGTCCTCATCGCCACCGTCCAGGCTGTCGAGCAACTGCATGACGCTGTCAAGGTCGGCATCTTTCGCCAGCTTCGGCTTGATGGCTGATGCAATCAGCGGTTTCGACACCAGCCAGTTCGCAGCCGTCACGCCGGCCAGGATCGGGTTAAGGTCCAGCTTCGCGTCAGCGGCGAGTTTCGGCTTTAGAGCGATCAGCGCCCCCTTAGCCAAAGCAGCTTTCCGAGAAAGGGGCTTCTTGATGCTCATGTTTTGAATCTCCAGAGGTTGTGAATCGCCGACTACGACGTCGGGGCCGGCGCGCCCCGCGACCACCAGGGCCACGTGATTTCCGTAAATCGAGCGCATAATCCCGTCGTAAGGAGTGCCCTCGTACGTGCCAGGAGTCATGTCGGCGGTGTATCGGTAGCCGCACGACAATTCCTGTTGCTGCTTTGATTCGATTGCCTCGATACCTTCCGCATCCCATACCGTCAGGCTGTTGCGCAGATAGGGCGCTTCGAACGAAGCTTCTGAGCCGGTCGTGCCAACCGTTACAGAGCGAGGATGGTCATTGGCAGTCGATGGCTTGTGGATGAGCAGCAGCGGCACGCTATTAAACGTCGGTGCCGCTTTTGCCAACTCTTCGGGATCGCGCAGAAGGTTGTAAATCTTCTTCGGATCGAGACCGAGTGCTTCAGCTTCCGGGATCTCTTCGCCCAGATAGGGATTGACGATCGCCTTCGAGATATTCGTGACCGCAACGTGCAGCCGACCATCCTGGTCGGTCGTGCGCACACTGGCGCGGTCGAAGGCGAGCCGGTCATTGTTCATATTTCAGGCAGAGATGCGGAATGGGATTAGGTGCCGACTGCGACGTTCAGGCCGGCGACGCCGGTCAACGTCACCGCAGCAATGTTCGTGTTCGTGCCGATAGTCAGAGCGAGTGACCGACCCGGCAGCACGACAGCACATGCACCAGCCACCGCAACCACTGCTGAACTGGCGCCGAGCGTGACGAAGACGGGCTGAATGCCGAGATTCGTCAGCAGAGCGATTGTCGGTGTGCCTGTCGTGGGCAGCGCTACTTGCGACGATGTCGCCGTTACCGCCATCTCTACAGCGGCAGTCGGCGCGAATGATGCGATTGCCATCTCAATCTCCGAGTCCCGGTATCACGCTTTGCGACGTGCACCGGCAATTGGGTAACTGGCCTGGCCAGATGTATTCGCCGTCGATCTCACAGCCCTTGGCAACGTCGTACAGCGTGCCTTTTCCGCCGTTGTCGCGACCAGCGGCCAGATGAGAGAGGCGCGGGTGCTTGCCGGCACCGGAATGCTTCCAGCGAGCCTGTGTGATGCCTAGCTCGTTCTGGCGCGTCCGGTTGATGACTGCGGTCATCTTGTTGGATTGGTCGCGAGCAATAAAAGCGGCCCGCTTTTTTGTAACGGCGTAGCGCTCGGTCAGATCCTTCGTCAAGGCGCCGAGGTCGCGACCGGTCTGCATATGGCGCATGACCAGGCCTTCGACCTGAGTCAGATGCTCTGATGCGATGCTTTTTATAAGCCCCACATTCTCGCCAATGGCGGCCTGCATGGCGTTGTTGACTTCGGCGGTAGTCTTGAACTGGACTGTGAATCCAGCTTTCTTCAGAATGTCTTTCAGCTGTATATCGGTGGCGCCGGCAGCCTTGTCCACAAAGTACTTCGCCAGATCGTCGGCCCCCTTGTCGAAAGCCTTCAGCCAGCGCCGCGACATCCGGTGAATCGCACGACGCATGGCATTCGCCGGGCTACCATCCCGAAACGATTCCAGTCCCGCATCCTGTGCGAGGGGCGTCGGCGAATTGGCTCTATACTGTGCCGTGATCCACCAGACCAACGACTTGTGCATCGCGTCAATCCAGCTATCCAACTGTTTTTTGTATGCAGCCTCAATGCCGGCATTGGCTCTCACCGGACGAAGCAGAATGTCCTTGCCAGTCGGAGATACGAGCTTTGCCATCGGGAGCCGATATGAAAGAAGGAATCGCCGTCGATTACGTCGGCTATGACCACGAAGAGTCGCAGCGCGTCGCTGTCTATGTTGGCAAGAATGATGAGTTTTCAGCCCGGTTCAACCTGTCTGATCTTCTGGACACAGAGCTGGACATGTTCCTGCTAAAAAACGGCCTGACCGACAGCGCCGGCAAGCCGCGTTTCGATGCGATGGAACTGGAACTAACCGAGATGGTTCGGCGGATCAGGGCCATCCGGTACGGCTAGGCTTCAGCCGCATCTTCTGGCTGTTGAGTGCCGCCGATCTTCTCGGCTGTAGCCTCCGGCCCTGATTCGGGCTCAGGGACTTCCGGCAGAGGATCACTCGTATCCAGACCTGAATAAGGCCCATCCTCTTCCGAAGCAACCCGATTACGCGAATCGTCCTGGCTGATAGCTCCGATGCCCATCAGAACCGCGTCCGTGTCAGCATTGAGTTTGCGCACATTGGCAAGGTCAAGCTCGCTTTCGGTGTGCAGAGGAATCCAGCGGAACCCGATCTCAGGATCAATCTCGCCGAACAGCGACAACTGGATAAGGTTGATGACGCGCGACACATGGGGCGTGTAGCCCTCCTGCTGCGCGCCGCACCAGTCCTCAAATACGCGGATCTCGCCATCACTTGAGGCGTTCAGCCCGCTAGGCGTAATGCCAGTCAGATAAACCAGCGGAATCCCCGTGACTGACGCCATCTGCTCTTGCGCTTGGGCTTGCAGCTTATCCAGGCCGGCGATTGGCGCAGAAACGTTAAGAAAATCCTCCGTTTCCTTGTCAATCCCCATCACGCCGTGATTGTCACGGCCGAGGTTAAAGATCTGCAGTCGGCGATAGAAGTTCTCGGCGCCGCCAGGCTGCGTGATCGTGCTCATGTTCGTCTTGAGCACCCACGTCGTGAACGCATGGATGATGTCCGATACGCTCTGGCGGGTACGAAGCCAGTTATCGACATACGGCTTCATCATCTGCGACAGGCTCAGACCGCCAAACTGATAAGCGGGCTTGAGAATGTCCGGGACTTCGCGACTCACAAACGTCAGCAGGCGGCTTGCATGAATCGTGCGGCTCATCACAAACCACGCTTGCGGCTTGTAGAACCACTGGTCTAGCGGGTTGGTCGAGTTGTAGATGTACGGATACACCCATATCGGCTCGATAACCTTCAGTGCCTTGATGCTGTTACGCCCGACTTTGGCTTTAGTCTCGGCGAGATCCGTTTTGAGTTCGGCCTCGTCGTCGAAATCGACCCCCATATCAATATAGATGTGGGACCGGCCGAACTGACCGTCCTGCTCGATGGCTTCACGAAACTTCGCCTGAACGTTCAGGCGCTTCATCTCGGCGTCGATTGCCTTGATCTTGTCAGTCTTGTCGTCGTCGCCCGTAGCCTGCAATTCAATCCATTTCCGCGTCATCTGCTTCGCAAAAATTTCAGACGGGCGACGATACTCCGGGCGCTGCGTCAGCTCAGCGAGGTACGGATACCCCATGAACTGAATGCCTTCGTTGAAGATGGCATTGACCGATGCATACTCGCCGACTGGCTGGAACTGGCTGTCCAGCGCCATCTTTTCCTTCTTCGGGATCACGCCCGGCGCCGGCTCCGGCAGCTTGTATGTCTCGACAGGTTTGGCGGCCGGCAGACTCATCATGGCGACCGCCTCATGCGATATGAGCATGGCCGGCTTTGAATCGGACGCTACTTTGGCAGCGGGTGTCGGCACGTGTTTGTGCGCAGCCGTCTGTGCCTTCTTTGTCTGTCTGCGCGTCATCGTGTGGCACCCATGCGGGCGAATTGGTTCAAAACGTCTTCAGTGACGACCATCGGTTTGACGCCGCCCAGCATGTCGGTTATTGCATCCACCATCGGGTCGATCTGGTCATCGTGCGCGTGAGTGTCGTCGGCAGTGAATGATTCGCACTCGGTGACGAAGTCGCTGACCCAATCGGCGTTTTCTGGAACGCACACATTCCCAGCATCGATCTGGCTCACGATGTCCATCACACGGGTGAGCTTGTCTTTCGTGCGCTCAATGCCTTGGACGGGTATGCCGCCATCTGACTTGATTTCCTGAATCAGGCCCGTCCCACTGGCCTTGTCTTCAACCAGCATCTGTCGAAGTGCCGGCGCATCTGGATCACCCGCGCCAATGCCTTTGTGTTTGTTCCAGAAGTCGATCGCGCGACGCTTCAACTCCGGCGCTTCCCACTTGCCGCGGATCAGGTCAAGCAGATAGACGCGATTGTCTTTGCCGTAGCCCCAGCATTCGAAAACGCTGTAATCGTTGCGCTCGGCAGTCTTTTGCGCGGTGTCCGCGTAGATCTTGCGGAACTTCAGTTGAGGCAATGCGCCATAGCGGACAAACTTGCCCGACTGGATAATGCCGCCGCCGAGCGGGGAGGGGCGCTGCATGTATTGACCGCTGAACACGTAGCGATCGGCCTTCTCAGACGCCAGCAGATCCTGCAACGGCTCCTTGTACGGCCAGTAGCTGAACCGGCCGTCTCCATCACGCTCCGAGCTATCCACCATCGGGCGGATATGTTCAGGCAGATTCGCAACGTACTCATCCGTGATGAGCGCCGGAATCTCGATGAACGTCCAATCGCCGGGAACCTTGCCAGCCTTGATGAAACCAGTCGGGTCTTCCTCAGCGAGGCGCTGCATGATCAGGACAATCGGCGTGTCCGGATTCGCTCGGCGGCTCTTGACCGTCGAGATGATCTTGCGGTTTGCCTTGTCCCGATTGGTCTTGCTGTATGCATCTTCGACCTTAAGAGGGTCGTCGATGATGATCGCGCCTTGCCAGCCTTCCGCCATGTGGCCGGCACGAAAGCCCGTGATCTGACCGCCAAGCGATACCGCGTAGACCCCACCAGCCTTCTTCCCGTCGACAACGACGTTCCAGCGCTTCTTTGAATCTGCGTCGTCCGCGATCTTCAGCGGCCAGAGCGCCTGGTATTCATCCGACCGGACAATCTCGCGCGCCGTTTCGGAGTTCAGAAGGGCGAGGTCATCCGAATACGAGATGTGCAGGAAGCGCGCACGCGGGTTCTTTGCCAGCCCACGGGCAATCAGATTGATCGCTACGAGCTCGGTCTTCGACGACCCCGGTGGAACGTTGATAACAACGTTCTTTAGCTCGCCCGCAATGACACGCTCAACGACGTCAGCAATCAGCACATGGTGCCAGTTGACGCGAAACTTGATGCCTTGCCGATGCTTGAAGAAGTACCGGCTGAAGAAGAGGTGATCGTTCTCGCACTTTGCCCGGATCGTCGCCAGTTCCAGCGGAAGGTTAGTACTCGCCTTCGAGCTTATCGACGATGGCTTTGACGTCATTTGCATTAACCACCGTCGTCTTGCTCTCTATGGGACCGCCATCGGGTCCGCTTATCTGCGCCTCAACGTTGGCTAGCTTCGGGTGCACAAATGGGGCAGCCTTGTGAGCCACTTCTGCAGCCTGCAGGCGGTAATCTAGAGGGGTGATGACCTTCTCGCCATTCATGCCCATCTCACCCGACTCCGCCTTGCTCCAGAGGTCGCGCATTGTTCCGAGCATCACCTCTAGCGGTGTAATGCCTTGCTCGACTGCCTTGTCGGCGATCTCCCTAGTCTTCTTGGTAACGGCACCGGGTTTGCGTCCAGCGCCTGTGCGTGGACCGCCTCGGGGCATTTGATTACCTTTGATTAAGTTCAAACAATCAATTGAGAAGAATTCACTTTCGCGCTTGCGAGCGAGCGAGACTTTTCACTCAGAATTAGTGCCGATCTATCGGCTATACCCTGGCGCCAAGCGGCGAGGGGTAGGTTAGGCGGCTTCGAGCATGCCTACGTCCACGCGATGGCGCTCGATCTCGCCGTGCTCTCTGTGGTGGACGATGCACCGCATATCCCGGCCAGCTCGGTAGCCATGGCCAGCCGCATAGGCATCCTGCGCCGCGAGTGTGCGGAATGATTCGCAGATGACGCCAGGGAATTCCTTCACCGAGGAATGGTGGACGTGGCCCGTGTACCAGACCCGGAACTTGGTTGCGCCCCAGTCCTCGGGGCGATCGCACGCCATGATCGGGCCGAGTTGTTCATGCTTGGCCGTGTCGCCATGCGTCGAGCCGATCAGCACCTTTCCGAACCGGTAGAACCAAAACTTGGACGGCTCAATATCCACTTCGACGCGCGGCTCATTCGCGAAATAGGCCGCCAGCGTGAAGATAAGCGCCCAGATCGCCTGTGGATCGTGATTGCCCGGTACAGCCTTGACGATCACCTTCGCATGCTTCTCCAACGCCCTGATGATTGCGTGCCGGTATGTCTCAATACCAACTTGCAGCACCTTGACGAATCTCGAATCGACGTCGAGCTGGTGTTTGTGCGCTGGAGTCTGGTTGGTCTGATCGTTCTGATGATATACATCGCCGAGAAGCAGCAGGATTGCCGTCGATGCCTTTGGCGCGGATGCTACGAGCCGGTCTACTGCGCCGAGCGTCAACCTGCGGCCGATCTCCAGATCGAAGTCAGCGCCAGTCTCTTTCGCCCAGCAGTACAGGCCGACGTGCGGATCACCGAAAGGATAGACCGCCAAGATGTCGTCATTCGAGAACTCAGGCGCCGGCGTCAGCGGAGCCAGTCCGCGAACTGATTCCGACAGCACGGCGATCGTCTCGCGGGCGATTTCCTCAGCCCGGTTTCCGTCCCGCTCAGTCTTTACCCACTGAATGGCAATGCCGTCTTCAGTGTAGGCGGTCGACACACCCTTGACACGGAACCCGTCCGGCACGGTATGCGTCATATCGTGCTTGGGCGAATACCCCATCTTTGCCGCACGCTTTTCCAGCGACTGAATAGCCCGACTGATGTTGCTCTTGTGCAAGCCAAGGTGCGGAGCGGCTTTCGCTGCGCTGCCGTGCTTCTCGATTGCTTCGAGAAAGGAGATTTCCCTGGCATCGGCAAATTCTCGCAATCGCGGGTCAAATTGTCGTGCCAAGGGATGTACCAAATAAAAAGAGGCCGCGCGAGGCGGCTTCGAATCTGCCAGGGGAAGCAGAGCGAGGAGAATTCAGACTGGACCGCTAGTCGTCGTGCAGTAGACGCCGCCCAAGCCAGTAGGGCAGTTCGCTTTGCCGCAGACGTAGCCCATGACAGGCGACAGCGATATGCCGCACGTCGGGCAGCGCTGTTCGCCAATGGTCGGAATCGCCGGATACGTGGGCCAACTGGGCAAAGGCTCAGTCTCGGGCTTTGCCTCAATTGGACCGTACCGGCGCCCGGCGCGCTCAAGCTGCTCGACCCTGCGCTCCAGGTCTGCAATCTTGTCGGCTGTTGTCATAACTGACATGGCAGATCCAATTAAAGAGGGTTACAGCGTTCGGCCCGCATGGCGCAGTGGCAGTCAATCGACTCGCGCGGCCTTTTCGGTTCACCCTCACGACTGGCGGATGGGACCTCTATCCCCATCGACCTGCGGGTTTTACCCCGCCGCTCTCTCTGGTTTCTGAGCTACGCCATGCGTGAAAGCGCTCGTACGCAGAGCCAGCGGCCGATTATTCCTTCGGCGTCGTGTCCGCCCCAGTGACGCGAACGGCCCAACCACATCTGCCGCTCCAGTGCGTCATGACGCAAAGCTAGCGGGGTGTCACACTTGGCGGGCGGCGAAGGAATCGAACCTAGCTCGACTCGGATTTGGAATCCGGCCTGCTCCCTGAGCTACCACCCGTGTTCTGTCGCAGTAGGGCTACTGACCCAGCGCTTTGGCCGATTCGCGTAGCTTTGCGGCTACAACTCACTCAGTTGCGTCAATCAGCCAGTCTGCCCATTCTGCGTATCCTTGCGCGAGACCGACGTGCACGGTCGAGAGCCAGAGGGCCAATGCGGTCCATGGATTCATTTCGTCAATGCCCTCAATTGGTCTAGCCGCGCGATCATCGAAGCCCTAAGCGCCGGATCGATATTGCGCATGCGCTCTAGGTCCAACTCCAGGCTGTCGATTAACTCTTGAACGTTCATTTAGTGCTCGAATTCTGGCCGGATCTTCCCGGCGAGAGCGACGTTGCATCGCGGCGGGGCATTGGTCCACCCGGAGAGGCGGACGCGGGGATGTCAAATAGGGCTTCGGCTCGCTTTCTGGCTTCG